TACAGTTTATATAATGCTGACTTTCCTTTCCAGAAGAAAGTTTAAAATCACCTTTACGATAAGACTTCTCTTTCAATAAAGTCAGTAATCGTTGTCTCATTTCATTACTCATTTAAATTCACACTCCTAATCCTAGCAATTGTTTTAGTTGTAGAATATTCTTCCATTCTATCAAAGAAAATTAATTCACCATCATAATAAGATTTTATGGTAGATTTCTCTTTCCAATCAGAACCTACTATGATTATATCAGGTTTAAGCGACTTTATCAACGCCTCAAATTCTGGTTCACTGGAAAAGAATATTACTTCATCAACTGATTTTAAATTCTCAAGAAGAAACTTTCTCTCTTCCTGATTGTGTATAGGTCTACTAGGACCCTTCTTTTCTTTTATACATTCATCAGTATCAATTCCAACATACACATATCCCAAACTCCTTGCATAATTTAAAAGTTCAAGATGTCCCCTATGGAGAATATCAAAAGTTCCATTAACAAAAACTCTTTTCATCAATTGAACTCGCATTCAACCATAATCTCAGTTAAACATGCAAGCATATTAATTTCTTGATCTGCTACAAATGCCATCTGGTACTGGTACTTAGCAATAATAAGGACGGCACCAGGAATGGTATTAGGGACCAAGGATTCGTAAAGAGAATCGTAAATACGACGCAAAAGTACAGAAGTATCATTGTCCAAATTACTGTTGACCCACTTACGTACTTCAGGAAAGTTTTTTGTCTTAAGGTTTTTAATAAGGTCATCGACGGCAACGTCAGAAAACGCGGCTAATATACCACTATCTATCTTACCACTAACTGAATATCTTTGACACTCATTTAGAACTCTTCTCCAATCTGGAAAATGTTTATTGACTAATTCGGCAAGTACTTTCTTATCAGCTTCAATCCGTTCTTCGTCCAAGATGTAGTTAAGTCTAGTGAAAAACGCTGCTGCAACCTCTTGCTTCTCTTTTCCCTTGATGCTAAATTCAACCACAGCACACCTGGAATGGAGTGGTTCGAGTATTTTATTCTTGTAGTTGCAAGTGAAGATGAATCTACAGTTCCCTGCAAATTCTTCGATAAACGCCCGTAAGCAGAGTTGTACGTCATTACTGGTATTATCTGCTTCGTCGATAATGATGATTTTATGTTTCGCTTCCGACGAAAGCGATACGGTGGATGCAAAGTTCTTAGCATTATTACGGACGGTATCAAGGAATCGTCCTTCATCGGATCCGTTGATAACATAATAATCTACCCCCAGTTCTTTACATAGTGCTTTCGCTACTGTTGTCTTACCAACTCCAGGAGGACCAGCAAGTAACATATTCGGTATTTCGCCTTTATTTAGAAATTCCTTAAAGGTTTTCTTAATACCTTGTGGGAGAATACACTCATCAATTGTCTGTGGTCGGTATTTTTCGACAAAAAGAAAATCATTCATTTCTACTAAGAATAGATCCCATAATAAAAATTGGTATGGTGGCGACTAAACCACCAAGTAAAATAAACCCGACTTCAGTAATAATATTATCAAGCATTATTCAAAAGTAGAATCAGGTTCAAGAGCAATATAATATGTTAAATTATAATTCTTACTAGTAAATCTGGATAAAAGTTTTTTTGATACAACTACATCATAAGTTCCAGGAAGAATCTTTATATTTTCTACTTTAAAATTAAAACAGAATGAAGATTCTGTGTCACCAACTGCAATAGAAAAATTATTTGATGTGTCATTCTTCTTATCACGAACTAGAATCTTGACTACTCCATCTTCACCTACCAATGATAAATCTGGAAGTTGATAAATTGATGCTGCTCTAAGCAAAGTTACCAACTGATTATATTCAAGTTCAAATGATACATCTTCACTAGGAAGTGTTATTGGTTTGTCTGGTGGCGTAATAATTACATGAGGATCTGCAAAAACATACTTCGTTTTCATCCTACCCTCTTTAATTACCACATAATTATCTGCTGTAAAATTAAGTTCAGGAACAGATGGTTTATGAAGCTCAAGACCAGTTATAAATTGACTAAGATCATAGATACCAAAATCTTTCGGTAATTCCTCATCAATAATTGCTTCAGCAAGAATATTTTTCATCACACTTATTGTGCGAAGTTTATTTCCTGCTTTAAAAAGAATAGACTGATTAATATCCTTAAAATTTTTAAGAATATTTAAAGTCTTGTCACTCAATTTCATAGTTTTTTCACGCAGTTTCATTGTTAGGGCATTTGGGCATCAACAGAAAGTTGTCCTGACGGCATACTAGGGTTACCGTAATGATCATCAAAGTGTAAGAGTAGCATAGCATAATGTATCACCTTTAGCAAGTCTTTTTTATTTCTTCCATCCTTGCTACCATAGCGACTTCCATACTTTAGAATATTTGATTGACAGAACCCAGATGCAAGTGATCTTGCTGCCATTAAATCTATAGTTTGAACATTACGATACTCATGAGTATCCCCCGTATAATGTCCTCTATAAGTATCTGACACATAAGACTCAATATCATTAAGTATCTCCTCTTCATGGTATTTAAAATAATGCGCTGCCATATTTTCCGTTGTTTTAACCTCGTTATTTATCATGTCGTCCAGAGGATCTTGTATGAAAACAATATTTCCATCATCATCTACCATTTCATCTTCTCCATACAATTCATCGTAAAGTAAACTCCAAGAATTAGTCATAGCAGAATAAGAAATTATTGACTAGACTTTCTGCCCTATCCTTACCAAACTTACCAGAAAGATATCCTCCAACTGGATCAAGTTTAGTCATATAGGCATCAAAATCTTTATAAACTCCAATCTCATATCCACTGGGTTTCTCTAATTCTAGCATACCACGATACTTTGTCAAGTATGTCTTAAACATTTCAAGATGCTCATCTACCTCATCCATCTTACAATAAGCAATATAAATGTTTTCGGAAAAATGATTACCAGGTTCAAAGAATCGATAGTCACCTTTACCCTTGGGTAATCCATCTACAGAAAACAAAAAGTTCTCCACAGGATGCTGAAAATCAAATACAACAATAACCTTCTTTTCACTGAATGCCATTAGATCCATTCCAAAACAAGGAAGATTTGCACCTGTTTTAGGATAAATTATATTATTATAAATGCAAGAAGTATCACTCCATATCTCAACTTCTCTTGACTTGATAAAATAATCATGAGTATAGAGATTTGCTATAAGTTTAGTTCCCTTACCTTCCCAATTAGCCCATTCATAATTCCTTATCATCTCTGGGAAAGTATTAAAAAGGGCTTCCTTATAATTTTTCCAAATATTCATTCTTCCTCCTTATCCAAAACAAAATCAACATCTACTTTATCATATAACTCCAAGAAAGATTGTTTAGTCTCATCATCAAATCTATTAACACACACCTCAATTGCTTTCTCCTTCTTACCAAAGATAGCATAGGCACGAATAATATGAACCAAACGACGGGTGCTTATAACCTCCTCTATGCCACCATCATAGAAAGTCTTACGAATGATGTCAGCCCAGTCTACAAGACGCTTGCAGAAGTCTTTATCATTTATACCAACTGCAGATGAAACATTTAAAAGAATCTTCTGCTCGGCAATAGGAGCAGGATAGTCCTGTTCAAATGTTACAGGGAATCTTTCGAGGAAGGCTTCATTAAGCACATTAGTTCCAATAAACCGTCCGTCGTCTGAACCTTTACCTTTAGTGTTTGCTGTTGCAATGACGTTGAATCCTTTTGCTGGTCTGATGAACTTTCCGATTTTTTTAAGGAAAATTCCTCTACCTTCAAGGATCGGTTGGAGACAGAGGATTTTGTTGCTGGCAAGGTCGATCTCGTCAAGGAGCAATACACACCCCCGTTCCAAAGCTTCAATGACTGGGCCGTTGTGCCAGACTGTGGCACCGTCAACAAGGCGAAAACCGCCAATGAGATCATCTTCATCAGTTTCAATAGTAATGTTTACTCTAATAAGTTCTCTTTTGAGCTGGGCACAGGCTTGTTCGACACCAAACGTTTTACCATTGCCTGAAAGTCCAGTAATGAATGTAGGATAAAACAGACCGGCTTTGAGAATGGCCTTAATATCGTTAAAATTACCAAACTTGATAAAGGTACCATCTTTCTCCGGAATAAGGGTTTGCTTTATAGTAGGAAGAACAGCAGGAGCACTAAATGAACGCTCAATCTGTTCTACACTTTCTTTTGTTACTTCAAGATTCCACTTACCTCTTCCAACTTTAAACTCTTCTAAACGACGAGTTACAGTCTGATAATTAATACTGCGAGAAGCACAGAATCCTTTAACATCAGCAGCAGTCAACTCAACACCATAGAGAGACTGTAATTCATTAATCAATTGTTTATCAGTCAAAGCAATTTTGCGAG